TTCTTGCACTCCAAAAAAAGCCCAAGTCCCGATTGCGACGAGCGCGATTAAACTAGCAACTGTTTTCATCGGCATTTGCACCGCTGCCTGCTCTGATATTCTTAAAGGTTTATTACTCATTTGGTCCTATAAATTTATCCCCCATTAGTTTAATATTAGGATTTTCTTTTTTATAATTATCTTTTAAATCATCCCAATGACTACCTTCAGGCTTCTTGTTTTCAGGTATAATTATACCAGAACACTTTGAAACTAGCAATGCGAAGTTAGGATTACGTGCAATAGTGGGGTTATTATTAACTTTTCCACACATTTTCATCAGCTCTAATTGTTGCTTTAATTGTGCATTTTCTGTTTGTACTTCTCTAAATTCTTTCGTGCAGGCTGAACCTAAATACTTTCTCCAAGTAAGTCTTATCGATTGATCATCACTAGGGCTGCTATAATTGTTAGTAGGATCATAGTGTCTATACCTATTTTCATGATCCCTTTGTTCGATTGATATGTCAAAAGAGCCAGTACTGCAAGTATTAGTACCGTCATTGAGATACTCATTTCTAGGCCACGCAGGTTCTACGAAAAAAGCAAGAGAGCAAAGCAGTATAATAATTATCGCTGTAAATTTGTAGTTCATCAGGGCACTCTCCATAATACATTACCTACTTAAATCCTTAATATCGTAGTCGTGTTCTCTGACTTGATCTGCTAGTTGTCTATATAAATTTTCTGCCATCTGCCATGTAGCTTCCGCAGACGATAGTCTTGTATTCATTTCCGCTATTTTTTCTTCAGCTACCGTTAGATCTCTTTGTAGATTTACTATTTCTTGTTCTGATCCGTTAATACTATCTGTGAGATTAACAACATAACGTACACCGGTAAAAGTTCCGACCAGGACTGATGCCACGACCGGAACCATTACTATATTTTTTTTTAATAAATCTACTAAATTCATTACTTAATAATTAAAGCTGCAACTAAAACTATAAACACAAGAGATTCAATCTTGTGGTTTGCCCAATAATGCAAAGCTTTATCTTTTATTTTTTTAATCATGTTTTTTCTCCTCAATTTCGTAAAAAAATTTATCAGTATCTTCTGTTCTCCACTGACTACTATCTTCTACATTCCACTCGTTAGTTTGCACCTTCCAATCAGGAATATTATCCTTCACAGTAAACGAAGGTATGTCCCATATACATCTGTTGTTAGGTTGTGCTGCATAATTACCATCATCTAATGCAATTATGTGTGCGCACTTATGTTCGTGCGGGATCTCAGAATGATCAGTGTCTAGTATGTTACTCTCTGGATGTGCAAAGTCAACAGTAAATAAATATTTACCTGGGTGCCATTTTTTATCTTTGCCTATGTATTTACCGGCTTGTCCGTCTAAAATATCCCAACTAGTAACAGCAGGATAATAACTAAAACAATTCCATAACTGAAGTTCATCAAGTCTACGTTTAGGAACATCTTCCGATCTAAAACCTCTCTGTATGAAGGCAGATATCGGGAGACGATAAAAGACAGCGCCGTTCTCCATAATCGCATGCCATAAAATAGACCGTCCAGTAATAGCTGAAAGACCAAAGATAATACAGTCTTCAACTTCTCCATGATGTTTTTGTAAGTCATATAAATATTCTCTCCTTATTTGTGCATAAGTCACTGGTATGTTTGCATTTAAATAAGCCATCTATATCATCCATTAATTTCACCCCAGTTTTTTCCGAACTCGTAGTCAACTTTATTAGGGACTTCTAGTGTAACAGCATGCTCCATAATCTCAATAATTTTCTTAGCTTGTGCGTCATCTTCAATTGATAAATCTAGTTCATCGTGTATTTGAATGTGGGGTATGATACCTTCTTTGTATAATTCTAACATTGCTTTCTTTGTCATGTCAGCAGCTGATCCTTGTATCAATTTATTTAATGCTTTGTATGTGTAAGCTCTCCTGATCCCCGGTCCATGTTCCCTAAGTGCATCTTCGTGAGTCATAGCTTTATGCATACCAAAACTATTTGGTTCCCATAAGTGAAACCTGCACAGTCTACCCAGCAGAGTACGTATCTGTCCACGGTCTTGTGCTCTGTTAGATGCTTTCTCCATCAATTGTTTTACAAATGGTACACGCGAGTGATATGTATTAAATAATTCTGCAGCTTTTTCTTTTGTTACACCCAACTCTGCTTGTAGTTTAGCTTTACCCATACCATAAAATAATCCAAGGTTAATTGTTTTAGCCTGTGATCTAGGTATTTCTGCCATATCTGCTACAGTCTGGTGAAAATCTGCGCTAGAGTCGTTATTATAAGACTCTATAACGTCGTATACAGACGGTAATTTGTACAAAGACGCATAATGCACTACCAACCTAGGCTCTTGCTGAGAATAGTCAAATACACCCCATCTATGGCCCTCCTCGGGTATAAATAATGACCTTATCTTAGGTCCAAGATCTTTATTTCTTGCAGGTATCTGTTGTAGGTTCGGATTCTGGTAGGAGAACCTACCAGTAACCGTGCCCCCGGTTTGTGATCTAAGCTGATTTATCTCAGCATGTATTCTACCTTTGTGTTCGTGACGTAAAATAGAATCTATAAAAGTTGTGTGTGCTTTGTTAATCTCTCTTGCCTGCGCAATCATATTTACAACAGGATGTTTGTGTTCTTGTAAAAAATTTTTTGTAAAACTTGGTGCTTGTGTTTTATCTGTACGTGGATATTCTAATCTCAACATATCAAAAACATTTGCAATAGATCTTGCTGCCCAGATTTGTGTATCAATATTTGTTTCATTTTTTATTTTGTGAAGTAGTTCTTGTTCAGCTGTCTTCATTTCTTTTTTCATTTGATGTGCACGTTCTATATCTACACGTACACCTTTAAATCTCATGTCGACCAGGCAATGAAACAAATCAGATTCTAAATCAAATATATCTTCTAGGTCCTGACTTATAATTTCTTTTTTCATTTCTTGCCAAAGACCAAATGTAACTTCAGCATCACGTTCTGCATATGCACCTGCATGCATAGCAGGAAGTTTGTACATTTCTGATTTAGGATCTATGCCCCATTCAGATGCAGCTTCTGCTAACGCTGCTTCGTTTTTACCGTAACCAAGATAGTGCCACGATAAACTATTGAGATCATAACGAAATCTGTTTTCATCAGTAATAGCTGCAGCAATCATTGTGCACGCTATGTCACCATTAATTTTAAAACCCATAGCACGTAGCCAACAAACATCATACATTGCATTGTGAAAAATTTTGGTTGAGGGTGCTTCTAATATATCTTTTAACCAAGACAAGACTCGAGTCTTGTCCATGTTACCACCACCTTCGTGTGCAATAGGAAAGTATCCTTTAAAATGTTTTGTAGCTACAGCAATACCAATGACTTCACCATTACCTATAACAGAACCAGATCCTTTTTTAATTAGATCAGGATCTTTTGTTTCCAAGTCAATTGCAATCTCGTCAACCTGACGTAGGTCAGGAAACTCTGTAGGTTTTACCCACTCAGTCTGTGCTTCAAACTTAGGAATTTTCATTATAGTCTCGCTCTAATATCATTTCTAAAAAGTGTATTGCCTTCAATATATCTTGCTTCTTTCCTTTATCACGGTGTCTGATAATATATTTTATAGCACAACCCTCAGGATATAACAACTCATTCTCTACTACAAACTTACTAGGCTGTATTTTATATTTTTGATAATGAGATCCTCCGTGTTGTTTATCCCAAACTTTCGATGTCATAACCTCTATCCTCCTTCCTTGCTGCCATGATATATAAATTTTGTTTAGTACGTGTTACACCAACGTACCAAACTCTATTTTCTTCATCAGCTTTGTCTTCGTTTTTTTCTGCAGATTCTCTAATGGTTTTTGTATTATCTAAAATTAATAATACATTTTCTGCTTCACCACCTTTTGCTGCATGCATTGTAGATAATTTTACTCTAGCATCTTTTGATAATTTTTCTCCGTAACTTAACATTTCACGTATGTATAGACATTCTTCATAGTCTACTACAAATACATCAAACCAGTTTACAGTTTTATCGTATGTTAGTTCTGTAAGATCATACATTTTTTCTTCTGTTGGTTTTAAACTCATACCTGTACATTCCAATATATCTTTTACTTCAGATAAAGATAGTAGTTCACCTTTTTGCCATCTTGTGTAATTTAAAATGCTTCGAAACAAAGATGATTTGTAGCTTTTTCTACCTTTGTATTGATAGTAAATACCCATATCTTTTAATGTTGGCATAAGTTTGTTCAGTCTATCATTGTATCTTGCTAGTATAAGCCACTCACCATCGTGTAATGGCAGACCATCCAGGTCCATTATGTATTGTATCTTGCCCTCTTCTTCTCTTGCTTTCCAAGTTTTTTTAACTCTCCTGTCTTCTGGAATTCTATCTAAAATTTTGTCAGCCACATTTTGAACAACTTTGGGAACCCTGTAAGATTGTGGCAAAATTATGTCCTTCTTCGATACTTCTTGTTGAAATTTTTTTACATCTGCGCCTGCCCAACCATAAATAGCTTGATCATCATCGCCTGCTAATATAACATATTTGCTATTTTTCTTAATAATTTCAACCATTTTCCACTGTATTGGTGATAAATCTTGAGCTTCATCTATAAAAGCTACATCAAATTTAGGACACAATTTGGACACATTAAATCTTTCTATCATGTCGGTAAAATCCACTAGTTTAAAAGAGTCTTTGTAATTTTCTACTTCATCAGAAATAATTTGTAATAATCTTTTATCCATGTCTTGAGAATACATATCTGTATTGTATTCATCTTCAATACTAGATTCTTTTATTCTAGCTGCATTTATTAAATTAAAGTATTCACTGTTAGAATCTACAAATCCTGTAGTCTCTTGTCCGTTTGAGTATACAGTCATTTCAATTCCTAACTTTCTACCTATGTCTTCGTAGTGTTCGTCCTGCATAACTTCTGATTTTTTAAGTCCTAGTCGATTAAAAGCAAGAGAGTGTAGTGTTCTAAAATATTTTAAATCTTTTCTTTCAAAAGCTGTGTGATAATCTAGCATTCTATCA